CCACACTATTGGGGCTACGCTGCTCTTACCGCCAAAGTAGGGGAAGGGTGCTTTCATCTTTCTGCTATCAGTGCTATCTGGTTATCTATGGCTATATCCCAGTTGAGAGTAACAAACTCATCTATCTTTGGCAGCCCTTCGTCTATTGCGGGCAAGATAAACGGCCTAGGCGGTATACCCCTCCGGGCTATCATTCGCCGTATGCGCCACACTAGCTCCGCGTTGGTTATGAATTTACCCGTTTTACGGTTACGGCCCTTGATCCTTTTGCGCTTCACCCACTCGAATATCACGTCGTTTGGGGGCATAGTGTTCACAAACCCGGTGATCTTCCCATACGGCTTACGCCCACTTTCCACCCATGTAGCATACGGGGGTGCAACTACGCTTAGCATGCCCTGAGCGGTGTTCACTTCGACCGTAATAGCGTCGATTATGCGGCTATCTTCCAACCCTTGGCTAGCTAGGTAGAAGCGCATTAGGTCGGCCATGAACTCCCCCGCCTCCCGCAGCGCGAATGCCATCGGAGTTTGCCGCTTTTGCTCTGCGAGAATGCGGGCTACACTTTTGCCTAGTGCGGGTTTCTTAGCCATTGCCCTGATCTTGCTGGGTGCTGGCCACGTCTATCGCTTCCTGCCTGCCGCTATCCTTACCTTTTGCCACTGCCTTAGCTATGCGCTCATCTAGCTCATTATGCAGCAGGCACTCGAGGTCATACACGCGCTGCCGTAGCCGCTGTACCTGCCGCCACATAGCGGGTAGTTCGTTCCTGCTTTTGCCCATAATGCGTTACAACCACACGCGGTTTATACATTCACACTTCCCGCCGTCTATCGACGCTTTCGGGCACGGCGCAGCCTTGCACTTTGGGCGCATATCGCTATGCTGGAGCCGCGCTTCGGCCTGCTCACTCGCTTGGTCGGTTGGCTGGCTATCCGCTTCGGTGCCTTTGCCTGCTACTTTGGTTAGCATATAGTTGTATCGCTATCTGTTTCTAGCTCTATCGTTACCATCCAGCCTGTTTCACTGTTGGCATAACTCTCTATCTCCCCTACTGCCTGCACGCTATCGAGCGAGTTGAGCACCGGCCCCCCGTTATTGTAGGCCGTGCGCCTCAGTGCGCCTACTAGCTGGTTTATCAGCGTGTAGGTAGCCTCAAGGTCATTCGTGTAGTCTGCTATGTCGGTGCCGCTTTTGGTTAGCACCCGCACGTCGAATGCCATAGTAGTGCTATTCGGCCCTAGCGTTAAGTCTGGCACCATATCAATCGCAATGTAGGGGAAGCGGATAGGCGGCTGGAAGCCTGCACGGCCCGGCCTGTCTACTATTACCGGTACGCCTAGCCCCTCGGCTGCCGTCACCAGTGTGTTTAGGGTACTTTTATAACTCATCTTTTTTGGCTTGCTCTTTTGCGAATATCATAACGTAGCTGCTCGCGGTCAAGGTAGTGCTGAACGAACTGCAAAAACTGAAGAAGCGGTAGCTCACTGACTGTGTCCATTTTGGTAAGGTCATTTCCGCACGCTATTAGTAGCCACTGATAGGCTACCGGGTACCTTTCGTTGTACGTTTCTTGGAAGGGGGAATAGGTGCCGCCGCTTGTGCCGCTGTCTCCCCAGAGTCCGGGGTAAGCGTGCTTAACGCGTGCCGCGCTAGCATGAAAAAAAGGTACACCTCCCACCCCTCCATGGCGGGCAGCTGCTCTAAGCTAGCCAGTTTAGCGGGCGCATACACCTCATCGGCGTTGTAGCCGGGAGCCTCTTTGCTCTCAGTATGCTGATAGGTTACCGCTTGCAGCATAGGCAGCACCTGCTCTGTTATTGTCTTGCCCGCCAAGTGGCTCTCCATGTCGAGAAACCTATCAGCAGTCCAGCTGGCAATGTCGTTCACCACCCCCCACTTGCTGCCATCGGCGGCGGTTAGTAGACGGTGGTGTACCGGCGTGTACGTGTTTGGCACGGCCGTATCGTACTCAGCCAGCAGGGGCAGGTACTCTGCCAAGTCTGCCACCGTAGCGGGCATCTTTCCGGTAAGTGCGGCGGCAAGACCCATCTTGATCATACCCGGGGTAGCGCGGTCGAATGGGGAGCACCTTAGGTGCCCCCACATATCGATGTACTGTTTTATGGTTAGTGTTTTACTCATCTTGGTCAGTGCTCTGTGCGCTATTGTATCTCGTTAGTAATTTCGGCGGTATTCTCCACTTTAGGCGTGCCATATCATCAATTATATCATTAATAGCACGGTCAATAATGACACGGCCAAATAACAAGCCTAGCATTATCTGCCGATTAAGTACCCACTCTGCCACATCCGGATCATTGGTGCCTATCTGAATGCCTTGCCCGTCCCGAAAAAAAAGTGAAGTGGGCTCCTTAACTTCACGAAATCGGACCTTGTCCTCTTTATATATCTCGTAGTACTTCATGACTTATCTTAGCATGCTATCATCTTTCCACGCGTGGTACGCGTCGCAGGCACGGTCTATCGCGTCCGGCCCCTCTTCTTCTTCTGGCTCGTATCCCCAGCCGTTGTCTGCCATATCGCTTTGTATGGCAGCCGCTGAATAAAGCTGCATTCCGTACACCTTAAATATATCGTACTCCTTAAATATATCGTACTCCTTAAATATATCGTACAGCTCTGGATTTAGCACGCCGGAGACAAATTCAAGCACCCATTCCGCGATAGCGCGGTTATTAGTTCCGATTATCGCAACTTCGCGGGTACCCCTAGCCAAAACAATCTTGGGCATCCCTACTGCTTCGCGGCACCTTAGGTCGATCCCGCCGTCAAGCACCTCGTATAGTTCGTAATACTTCATGTGCCAAATTTAGCAAGGCTATTTCAAATAAGCAAGACCCGCACGTAAATAATTACCTCCCCGCCACAAAGGTTGTGCGCTTGCCGTCCCCCCCCTTGTACAGGTGCGTGTACAGTGCGTAGCGCATAGCGTCCAGCGCGTGGTCATTAACCTTTTCCGGCGCGTCTAAAGGTTGCCCGTTTCGATCTTTGCGCCAAGCGTACGTACTATGTTCTTTGTGTAAGTTCACGTTACCCTGCCAGCTACGTAGATTGCCGTGCAGCCCTTGCACATAGTTTATGCCAGCCCCCACATCCTTACGCGCCCGTTGTGCGTTGTAGCCCGCGCGGTATATGTCCGCTATCCTATCGGGCTCCGCTGCATCACAGTAGATCGGTTCGTTCCGGGCCACCCCCAGGTCTTTGAGCGCGGCTATTATGTCGTGCGTAGTCATCTCAGTGCGGTACAGCACCTCTTGCATATAGTACAGGCCGTCCGCTTCAACTACTTTAACCAATGCGCTAGGCACATTGTGGCCAAAGTCCAGCCCGTACCAGCAGCGAGCGGGGTTAGTGGGTAGTTCAGCCACCTGCTGCCAAGGCTGGTAAATCAGGCCGTCGAGGCTACCCCACTCCCCAAGCGCGTATACTTGGTAATGGTACGGGGCTATTTCGCGCATTACCTCCAGCTCCGTTACGTTGGCGGCGGGCAGGTAGGGGTTGTCTCGGTACGTTGTATGTAAATACAGCGAGCTATCAGCACGCGCATTAGTTTCAAAAAATTCTTTGTATACCCAGTTATTGACGTTAACCGGGTTAAAGGTGAGTACAATCTGGCTATGGTAATCGCTTTCAGGGCGAAGGCGGCGGGATAGTTCGTACAGGTCATCTGCCGTACACTGATCAGCCTCTTCCATCCATACAGAGACAACATTCTCGATCCCTTTGAGCTTGTCTGGGTCGTCTATCCCGCTAAACCAGATAAAGTTTCCGTTAGGGGTATACTCAATGGTTAGCTCTTGGCTTCGAAAGACAAAGTATTTGGATAGTCCTAGTTTGCGGATGAGCTCCGTTAGGCCTTGCCATATAGTGCGGGGTATGCTGGTGCGGGTTTTGCGAATGCAAAGCCATCGGTAGTCAGGGTATGTAACTATGTCCAGCAGGATGCGCAGATACATGTGGTAGGTTTTGCCTGCACCTGCCCCACCGCGCATAATTACATATCGCTTGCCGTGCGGCTCAAATAATGGCACGTAAGGTGCCAGAATATGCCGCTCTTTTGCGTCCACCTATCCACGGCGTTTAATGTCTTCAGGCCGCACGATAGTAAGCGGAATATATGGCAATGCCTCCCCATCCGTTTCTAGCTCGATAGTTCGTAACTTAGGCATTACGTAATCAGCTAGCTTAGTCCAGCAGTATATCATATCTTTTGCGTTGTCCAGCTCCGCAAATTTAGTTGCTATTTGCGGGAATGTCTCGGATAGAAACTCGCGTATTTGATTACGCAATGGATCCAAGTCTTTTTTGCCGGCCCCTTTTGGCTTGCCATTAGGGTTACCACTTTGCCCCGGCTTAAACTTGTTTTTTTCGAGCGCGGGATAGTCGCGTTTCGGTTTCGGTTGGTTCGCCTCCATCGGTTTCGGTGGTTAGGGGTTCAATTGTCTCGACGTTTGAGTGCTCATAAGCGTGCAGCATAAGCAATTCCAGTTCGCGCACGTACTTACGTACGCCGTTGGCGCAGTTGTAGCAGGTAACTGGGTCACAGTCTAGCCCTGTAGCCTCTCTGTATACCTCGCATATCAGGTCTACAGCCGCCCGCTTTTCGCGAAGGCTACCCATGCGGCTATCATCATAAGCAAGGATTGCCACTTTGATTCGGTCAATAGCAGTTGTCATTTTCTTCGCACCAGTTAAAGTAACTTTTACCCACAAGGTAGGCAAAAAACGCGGATACAAGCGCAATATACCAGGGCAGAGCAGCTAGCCCGATGGCAAGTGCTAGCCAAAAGCTCATGCACTTTGGGCACGCAATAGGCCGAATGTGCCACAATCGGTAGCGGTGCAGCCACTTATCCAAATGGATGTACATCCGCACCCATACGATTGGCACGAAGATTGATATAGCTAGGCTAAACCAGCAGGCAAGTATTAATTCGCGAATTGTCATTTTGGTTTTTTTATGCTTAGGTAATTAGTTATACCCATAACTGCATCGTTTAGGTTGTAATACACCTCGTATCGATAGCCGGCTACCTCAGCTTTTTCTCCAAACTGCATTTGGGTAGGCTGCATCATTCCGCTTGGCGACTTCATTTCGATAAACATCCCGTGGTACAGGTGGTTCCCGTGCATCAAAAACAGGTCGGCTACACCCGGGGTTAGCCCCATCTGTTTCATTCGCCAGCCTTCGCGGGGTGTTGCTTTGCGCTCATTAGGGATGCTAAACATGACCTTGTCAGGGTGTGCAGTAGCAAACCACTTGACTAGTGCTATCTGGAGAGTTTCTTCGCGCCGCTTCATAACCTAATCTTTTTACGTTTGACCGCCCGCTCATTCATAAGCTGCTCAAGCTTGTTTGCGGCTTCACTCTCTATGTCGCTGCCAGCGGCGTTGTATATAGCTTCAATCAGCGTGGCACTTTTGTTGCCGCCTTTGGCCACCGCACGCAGCAAGTGCGGGTGCCTTAGGTGCAGCACCTCGCTCATTTCGCGCCAGCTGTACTGAGCCTTGAGCTTGCGTATCTTTTCTGCTAAATCCATGGTGCTAAATTACGCATTGTTTTTGAAATAAAAAAACCGAAGGGGATTTTATTCCCCCCCCGGCCTCACTTAATCAAACAAAGACCCATCCGTTGTTAAACTTAAGTACTTTTTTGATGGAGTAGTAAAATACCCCTCGAATTTATTTCGCGTTACCCAGTCAATAAACATACGACAGGCTAGTTCCACATTAGCGGTGCTCTCAGGCGTGCGCCAAAATGTCTGCTGGTGCATCTCCTTGAACTTTCGCGCAGTCTCGGTTACCTCCGCAATGTAGTAGGCTACAACAGGTAGCTGAAACATCTCGAGGTATACCTGCCATTGTAGACTGTCGGTATAATCAGGGGTTTTATGGGTAGTCTTATGCTCGTATAGTGTAAGCCCAGATATAGCATCCGCGGTGCCGGTAAGGGTCAATGTATGCGCCCCGCTGGCTAGCTTGTATAAGCCCGGAACTTCAAAGGCTGCAGCCGCCCACAAGCCGCCGCGGTATAGCTCGCCAAAGGCCCGCAAAATAGCAGTGTCCACCACTACCTTTGTTCGCCCCTGTATAAGATAAGGCTCCCCTTCAGGCCAATCAAATAGCCCGCGCTCTACCATTTCGCCAACCGCCGTGCCGTATTGCATTGCGTAGGTAGGCGGGGTGTAGCTAGTTAGCTTGTCTAAGATGCCAACTGTGTCCAAGCCCGACGTCCAATTTACGAAGGTATCCAGCTGGGTTACGCGTAACCAAAGATTAGCCATTTTGTACCTCCGCTTCTTTTGCTAATACCTCTTTTCGTTTCGTAACTAAATGTCGAAGCTGGGCTTCCACCGCCACGCCCTCTTTTCTTATTGCATCGTAAACTGCTTTTAGCGCGTTCAGACTATCCGCGCTGGCTATGGCTTCCTTGTACCGCTCGATGGCTTCCATCACCTCCGCGCTTGCCGCGCTAACCTTGGCTTGGTGGGCCTTATACGCGGCTATCATATCAGCCATCGTGGTGCTGCTGGCGGTTATGGGTGCTATCTCCATTGCCCCCAGGCCCGCACTATCCTTGCCCCAGTGTGAACTCGACGGGCGAAAGTCAACAACGCGCCGGCCATCGACCAGACTGTAATAGCCAATCAGGTCGGCTATCTCTTTCACCAGTGCGGCGGTGCTGCCGGTTATCTTGGGCTCGCGGCACTCATCATCGTCATTTTCGTGGGCAATCAGTACAACATCTTTGCCCATATCGCGCAGGCTACGCAGCACCCCACCCATTAGCCCTTTTAGCATTCCATAACCCTCTTGAGAGGGCTTGTAGGTTTCACTATTGTACATCCGCGGATACTTTGCCGCAATGTATTCCATCGCTAGCTCCGCCAGCCTACCTACAGTGTCAATGACTACTGTATTGTACATCGACATTTCATCCCGGTCGGATAGCAGGGCGGCTACACTCTGCCAAGTGGGCTGGGTTTCCGCGTCCACCCGGAATGCAGCGCGGCCTTGGCCGTTGTCCGCATCAATCAGGATTGGGGTTGCCGCTGTAATTGCCAAACTGGTTTTGCCTATGCCAGGCTGGCCGTAAATTAGTACGATGGTGCTGCTCACCGGCAGCGCGTCTGTGGATCTTGTTCTCATTTTTTTAATGATTAAGTTGAGTTTCTATTGTTCATCAAAGATTGCGTAGCCCCGCGTTACTTCGCCTGCAAAAGCATGGCAGCAGGCGGCTATTAGCTCATCCAGCATAGCATGCAAGTACGCCGTAGGTAGCCCCTGCATAAGCCAAATGAGCCGAATGGCAATCATGCCGGGAGATTGCTGGCTTTCGTGCTGGTCTGAAATCAGTTCCAGCATATGCTGCACCTTATCTGCCAGGCAGAAATCCGTTCGGATTTGAGCCTTACGCTTGGCAGCGTCAATCTGCGCCGCCCGCTCAAGTAGCGCGGGGGCTACCCGGGCGGCAATGGTGAAGGGCTTTACCATGGCAGATTCCCTTTTTTACTTTCTTTGTACAAGCCAAAGGCATCCCGGGCTAGCGATGTTAGGCTATATGGGTAGGCAAACTGCCCGTTGCTAAAGGCAACAAAAAAGCAATCGTCGCCTAGTAAATTTACGTGGGGCTTAACCTGCACTATTGTGCAGACCTCTCCGGTGTAAGGCTCGTGCACTGTCTTGCCTGGCAAGAAGCGCATCAGGTGGCGGGGCGTGTACATTGTCTTTGATTAAAGTGATAGTACAAAGATAGGGAGGTTTGCGGAATTACGCAAGGGGCGGTTCATTTTTTTTGCAGAATTGCGCCGCCTTTTTCAGCTACCTCACGCTGCTCTGGGCTTAGGTTTGCCCACCGCAGGTCTGCCTCTTGCAGGTTTGAGCTTTCCAGGTCTGCCCATTGCAGGGCTAAGCTTTCCAGGTATGCCCCATACAGGTTTGCGCCTTGCAGGTTTGCCCACCGCAGATTTGCGCCTTGCAGGTTTGCGCCATACAGGTTTGCGCCTTGCAGCTTCGCCCCTTCCAGGTCTGCCCCTTGCAGGTCTGCGCCAT